CCGCGATACTTCAACTTCTGCTCTTTTTGTTGAGCTTTCTGTTCCCGTACACGGGCATCCAATTCGACTTGAGTCATTGTAAGGATTGAAGTACCTACTCCCCGTTCCATGAGTAGGTGTCATGCGTCCCATAAGGGATGAACGGACGACGTGCTTAACCGATTACTGGTGCTGTATGTGCAGCCAGATCAAGTGGGAAATTATGAGCATTCCTTTCATGCATCACTTCGAATCCGAGGTTAGCACGGTTAAGGATATCTGCCCATGTGTTTACCACATTACCTTTGTTATCAAGGAGTGATTGATTGAAGTTCAAACCATTCAAGTTAAATGCCATGGTGCTTACTCCAAGTGCAGCAAACCAAATACCAACCACAGGCCAAGCAGCGAGGAAGAAGTGAAGACTACGGCTGTTATTAAAGGAAGCGTACTGGAAGATAAGCCTACCAAAATAACCGTGAGCAGCGACAATATTATATGTCTCTTCTTCTTGCCCAAACTTGTAACCATTGTTTTGAGATTCAATTTCAGTCGTCTCACGAACAAGCGAACTTGTAACGAGACTGCCATGCATAGCACTAAACAAAGAACCGCCAAATACACCAGCGACTCCGAGCATATGGAAAGGATGCATGAGGATGTTATGCTCAGCCTGGAAGACAAGCATATAATTAAAGGTGCCGCTAATACCAAGTGGCATACCATCAGAGAACGATCCTTGACCGAATGGGTAGATGAGGAAAACGGCAGTTGCTGCTGCCACAGGTGCAGAGTATGCAAGGCAAATCCAAGGTCTCATTCCCAGTCGGTACGATAGTTCCCACTCCCTGCCCATGTATGCAAAGATGCCGATAAGGAAGTGGAACACGACGAGCTGGTAAGTGCCGCCGTTATAAAGCCATTCGTCCAGCGAAGCGGCAGCCCACACTGGGTACAAATGTAGCCCGATTGCGTTCGAGCTGGGAACAACTGCTCCCGATATAATGTTGTTTCCATAGAGGAGGGAACCAGCAACCGGTTCACGGATGCCGTCAATGTCAACAGGAGGGTTAGCAATGAATGCTAAGATAAAACAAGTAGTAGCTGCAAGGAGACAAGGAATCATAAGTACGCCGAAATGTCCGACATACAAACGATTGTCAGTACTGGTTACCCAGTTCAAGTACTTGTCCCATACATTAATACTTTTTGGACGAGTTAGTACTGCGGTCATTTGTAATCTAAAGAATCTAATGCATCGAGTGCTCGGCATGCTCGGCGTTCACCAAGCAAGGGAAGAAACTTATCAAGTAAATCTCTAACCTCAGCCTGCCGGAAGAGCACCCAATTCCATGCAGGCTTGTGTTTTTTGTGTGGTTCAAAGTAGATTTTACCTACACCAACGGCATCACGGAACCTCTCGACGACATCCTTATCTGTCATCTTAAGTTTCATACGCCACTGTTTATTCGATTTATCGTAGTAGCAGGAACCTTCACCTTCGTAAAGACCTACCGCCCATGCTAGATTTTCCATTTAATTAAGCCGTGTTATCTTTACAGGAGCCACTCCAGCACCCAACATACCAATGCGTTGTGCTGTTCCCTTGCTCAGATCTAGGTCTCTCCCGGGAATGAAGGGACCACGATCTGTTACCCTAACTACTTCACATGTTTTGTAGCACACTTTGAGTAGTGTTCCAAATGGTAGAGTTTTATGTGCAGCCGTTGGCTCCATCATATTATATCGTTCACCGTTTGCAGTACGGTTACCATGGAATCCTGGACCATACCAGGATGCAATTACAGAGATAGTAGTTAGGATACGAATCATTTCTTTTTAGCAGTTTTAGCAGCTCTTCGGAAGTTGGCAGCAGTAGGCGCACCTTTGCTACCAGGTTTCCGCATCTTCTCGCCGGAGCCCGCGGCGATTCTTTTCTTCTTGGCGTGGATGTTAGCGTAGAGACCTTGCTTAGCCATCAGCGCTTCTTGCCGCCGCCGCCTTTGTGTCCTTTTTTACCGCAAGCCATGATTAAAATACTCCAGGAATGATTTGGCCAGTCAATGCATAAGCGCCAATAGCAGCCACGAAGCCAAGCATAGCAAGGCGACCGTTGAGCAGTTCAGCGCGTTCGTTATGTGGTACACCGTAGGGATGATCAGTCATAATAATAGGTGGTTCTTTTGCAAAAAGGTTATCAGTAGTCAAGGTTAGATCTCTCAAGTTTAGCGTAGACATCCTGACGATACGCAGGATCTGTGTCGTACCTTGGGTCAGCCATAGCACGAACAACTTCGGATTGGCTACGGAAGACATCAACTTTATCAGCTGCAGGTCTTCCAGTCAATAGTTGACCGTCAACACCGCTTGCATCTTGGAAGCGATAGGCAAGAGCT